CCCGGCAAGAAAGAGCACGCCTTGCCAAGGCGTTGCGCTTGCAGCGCAGGGGCAGACGGATCATAAGCCTGCGACCCTGCCTGTATGGCCAAAGGCCGCACAGGCATGCAAAGCGCGTAGGCCACGTCCCGGTAGCTCAGCAGGATAGAGCAACGGTTTCCTAAACCGTAGGTCAGGGGTTCGAATCCCTTCCGGGACGCCATCCCAATATTTTTGTGATTGTCTTTCAATTACTTACCCTCCGATTTGGCTAACTTTTCGGATCGGTTAGACCGATTTTGTTCGCCCTTCGGTCCGGCCAAGGCGTCCATAGCTTGGTCAGCCAAGCGCATCTGGTCGGCGGCTGCCGTGTACCTGGCAACCTCCTTATCGGTCTTGTGGCCGGTGATGGCCTTGATCTGCTGGTTCGTGCATCCGGCCTCTGCGAGCCGCCGCGAGGCCGCCTTGCGAAGCCCGTGGGCCGAACATTCTTTCAGGCCGGCCTCGTTGCAGCGGTCGCGGAACCAGTTGCCAAAGCCTGCCGGCGAGAACGGCTTGCCATATTCGGTCGTGAGGAAGGTCAGGTTCGGGCAAGCGGTTGCCGCCAGAACGGCGGCAAGCTCCGGCAGGATCGGGATTTGGAGCCGTGCCGCGGTCTTTTGCTGGCAGACGGCAATGCGCCCTTCCGCCACATGCTGGCGTCCCATGACGACCACGTCAGAACGGCGTTGGCCCGTGTAGAGCAACAGCGCCATGGCCAGGCGTGCCTTGGTGCCGATCGGGTGCCGGGCCTCAAACAGCTTGATTTCCTCCTCGGTCCAACTGTGAAAGCCCTCGCTGCCCTCCTTGAAGCCACGCATCCCAATCGTGGGATTGTCCTTGCGCAGGCCGATTTCGACCGCGAAACGCATCAGGCCTTTCAGCCTGTCCAACAGGTTGTTGGCGTAGGCCGGCGTGGTCGCCTTCTTGCCGATGATGGCTTTGATATGCTGGCGCTCAAGCGTGGCAACGCGCTTGTTGCCATGCTCGTCGCGAAATTTCTCGATCATGTTGCGATAGGCGCTGCGGGTCGTTTCTTTCAGCCGCAGAAATTCCGGGCTGCCGTAATAGGCTGCGATCAACGCGGAAAACGTGCCCGGCGCGGACCGGCTGGCACCGATTTCAAGTTTCGGCGCGGCTTCCTTGGCAAGGCAGGCCTGATATTCCGCCATGAATTCGGCCGTCCAGGGCGTGGCCTTGAAGTAATAGCCGGCTTGCCCCTTCCGACGAAACCGGACGCGCACGCGGCCGTGCCGGTCCGCGAATTCCGAAACATACTTGGGCAAGCGGCGCTTCATTGCTTCAACACCTCGTCCCATTCGTTGACCTGCAGATCGTCGGGTTCAGAGCCGGCGCCGACGAACAGCACTTCCACGCCGGCCGGCGTCATCTTCACGCGGGCAATGCGATCGACCGAAACGCCAGCCGCAATCACGCCCTTGATTGCGCGCGTGATATCGCCTTGGGTCACTGGCGCTATTCGCTTTGCCATTTCGCGTCCTTGCTCCTTCGTTCCGGTCTCTGGTCTAACCCTATGAATTCATTGGCTCCCCAAATTTGGGGGACCGCGTTTTTCGGTTCCGGCCTTGCCTGCCTTGACCACTTCGACAATGCTTCAGGGGCATGGAGGCAGGCTTCCCGTTGTCGGACGGGCCGGGCGCCCTCTTGGACTGCCCCTAACTCAGAAGCCGAACGCGCACCGTCGCCGCAGCGCTCGCCGCCGCTTCGGTCACATGGCCAATCTTGGTGTTGCCGGCGGCGGTGCCGCTGATAGCCGCTCCGGTCCAATAGGCAAAGGCGCCCTGGCCGATCGCCTCGCCGGCCGCCTTGGGCAGGGTGTAGACGCCTTCCACCTGCACCGTCCCAAGGGTGCCCTCGGGAATGTCCACGGCCGCCACGCCGAACAGGTCGCCGAACAGGTGCCCTTGTCCGGACTGCAGGCCGCCGGCCGGGCCGGTCATGTCGAGGGCGTCGCCCTTCTGGATGTAGTTCTTCATGATCAGATGCCTTTCGAAGTCGAGAAGTGAACCATCTTGACGGCGGGCCGGCCGCTGCCTTGGGCGACCTGCCTTTCAAGGTCGGCGATCGCCGCCGAAAGCTCGGCATCGCTGCGGTAGACAACGCGGTTGTCCATGAACTGAGCCTCGCGAACGCCGCTTGCGCGTTGCGCCTTCAATTCTTCAAGCCGGGCCTGCAGTTCGGCGAGCGATGCCATCTCAAGCCCCCGCGTTGGTGTGCCAGCCGCGCCAGTCGAGGAAGGCGGCGCCGAAGTCGAGGCGAACCTTGACATCAACGCCGTCGGTCTCGAAGCCCTGGCGGCTCTCGGTCTGCGGCCCTTCGGCACCCTGCAGGTAGCTATATTCCAGCCCCTCGATCAGCGCCGGATCGCCGACCACATACCAGCGCCTGGCATCGGTCAGGCGCGGTTCAACCAGCAGGTCCAGCTTGCCGCCGAACGGGTTGACGTCCTCGGTCTTGGTCGGCTGGATGGCCGCCAGGATGGTTTCGCCTTGGGTCTCCAGCTCAGGCGGCACCAGCAGATACTTCGGGGTTACGGGGATGAAGCGGCCGTTAATGCCCGTCTGGCGACGCATGGCGAGGCGGGCCGCCGAAAGCGTCGTCGACGACAGCGCGCCGGCCGCCGAAATGTTGGCGTGGTCGGCGTGGAACACCGCCTTGCCATCGTCCATGGCCGGGCCGGCGCCGGCCGCCGTCACCAGCAGGTCCACCAGGAACTGATTTTCGAATTCGCCGGCCGCCTCGCCCAGGCGGGCCGCCATGTCGGCAAAGGCGCCGATATCGTCATTAACCAGCATCACGCCCGACAGCGAAACGATGGTGCCATAGCGGCCGATCTTGTAGCTTTCCTTGCCTTCGATCAGTCCCGAATGGCGGTATTCGCCGCGCTCGCCCACCTTTTCCAGCTTGGCAAGGTCGGCGCTCTGCAGCTTGGTCTTGGCGCGGAAGTCCTTGGCCGTCGCCTGGTGCGCCAGCCGCTTCAAGACGCCCGGCACCGTGCCATAGCGCGCCCGCAAGCTGCGGTTCGCCGTGTCGGCGAAGATGGCCGGAAAGTCCGACGTGGTCAGCGCCCGCTTGAAGGTGTCGCCGACGCTCATTCCGACCGTGACGATGCCCGCCCGGCGGCAGCATTCGCGGGCAAGATCAAGCGTCGTCATGTTGGCAAAGCTGCGGGCCGGCTCGGAAAGCTGGTGCGCCGGGTTGGCGCGGGTGGCGTAGATCGCTTCGCCGGCCAGGCTGCGGAACTGAGTGGGGTCGTCATGCAGGCCGACGGCGCCGACGCTGGCCGTGATGGTCGGCCGGCGGCTGTTCATGGCAAGCAAGGCGTCCTGCGCCGCCGACCGGGCCTGGTCGACGGTCGCGCCGCGATCGATCTGCGCATCGGCCCAGCTGGCGCCGAAGCCGTTGACCTGCGCCAGCGCGCGAATCTCCTGGTTGACCGTCGCCCGCGTTTCGACCTTGGGCGCCGGCAGTGTGATTTCGTCTTCTTCCATGGGGAGCTTCCTGACTTTGGCAGTCGGATCGGCACCGACCGGCACGAGCGAGACTTCACGCAGCTCCCAAAGCGTGACGGTGCGAACGCGGGCGCCCTCCGCATTCGTGCCGTCGCGATATTTGACGGGAGCGTAGCCGATTGAAACATTGGAGATGATGCCAGCCTTAACGTCGCTCCAGATGGCTTCGGCGCGGGTCGAAAACTGCACCGTCACAATCAGGCGGGCGCCGTCAAAGCGCGCTGCCCGGACAACGCCAAGCACGCGGTCAAGGCCGTCCTGCCGATGGCTGTCCAGCAAGGGCATGCCGTCCAGGCGGCTGAGGTCCACCGCCTGCGGCGAGATTTCCAGCATCTCGACAAAGGCGCCGTCATAGTCGGCCCGCATGACGCCGGCGCCGGTCGAGGCGACCAGCTCAACGGTGCGCGCCTCGTCATTGATGGTCGACGGCTTGAAGGCCATCCGGAGCGCCTTGCTCATGCCCTGCTCACCTCCCAGGCAACGAAGACCGGCGATTTGCGGTCGTTAATCGAAGTGATTTTGAAGGTCGCTTGCCTGGCCGTCAGGTCGACAAGATCGCCCAGCCGGGCTTGGCGGGCGACGGGGTCGGCGCCATCGACGAACAGTGTCAATGGCTGGCTCTCCACATAGCTGAAGCTGTTGCGGGCACCGCCGAACGGCGTATGACTTACGAAGTCGCCGACGTGCAGGATGGCAACCAGATCGACGGACGGCCGGTCGGGGTCGACGCGGCAGCCAAAATCCTTGATCAGCTGCGGCCTAAGCCGGGCCGGCTCGCCGAACTGCCGAAAGATCGGCGGGGCGATGACGCGCTGAAGGGCTACGGTCATTGCGCGCCCTCCACCTTGCCCACCACCGGCACGGGCGCGATGCCCAGGGCTTTCAGCCGCTGCTCGTCGGCGGCAATCTCGGCGTCCACGTCCTCGGCGTCATAGCCGCGTTCGGCGATGATTTCCGAGCGGGACCGCAAGCGGGCATCAAGGGCGATCTTGGCCGCCTTGGCTTCGGCGGCCGGGTCGATCCACGGCCAGGCCGGCGGCAACCACTTGGCCACGTCATAGGCGGCCGGGTCGGCCAGATAGGCGGCGGCGGATATGCGCCCTTGCATGATCTGCCAGCGGATGAAGCGGCGCCAATAGGGCCGGCACAGCCGATGCACCATGACATGGTGCTGCACCTGCTCGACGAAGGGCCGCAGGTCCATCTTGGCCATGCGGGCCGACGAATAGTTGACCTGGCTGTAGTCGCCGGTCAGGGCCTCGTAGGTCACGCCCGCGCCGGACGCCACCAGGCGCAATTGCGCGGCCATCAAGGACGCGGCGCCGCCCTGGTCGGGCAGGGGAAAGAATTCGATCGCCTTGCCCGGCGGCAGAACCGGCATGCTGCCCGGCTCAAGGCTGACTTCAAGCGCGGCGCCGTCCTGGCTGCCGTCATAGGGCGCCGCGCCCTCGGCATCGAGAATGAAGCCGGCATGCAGCGCGGCGATCTTGGCCCGCATCAACATGGCGTCAAACAGCGCGTCCAGCTCCTTGCCGGTCAGCAGAACCGGCGCCAGCCAGGAAATGCCGCGCACCTGGCCGGCCATCAGGCGGCGGAAGCCGTGAACAACGTCGCTCGCCGGGACGCGCAGGGGCGCCAACGCCATCCCGGCGAGCGGATCGGCCGGCAGTGCCGGACGAATATGGTAAGCGGCAACCTTGCCGCCGGGGGCGAATTCCACGCCTTGGATGATCCAGCCGCCGGCCTCGGTGCGGCGGGTGATGCTGCGGTCAAGCTGCTCGCAATGCAGGCGCCGCAGTTGCGGGGCGCCGGTTGCGGGGTCGGCGGTCAGCAGGCCGAGAAATTCGCCGCGCACCACCAGGTCACGGGCGAATTCGCTCATCAGGCCGTAAAGGTCGGCCAGGCCGTCGGCGTCGGCTTCGTCGGCCAGGCGGGCAAAGTCGCGCTGCAGCCGCGCCCGCTGTTCGGCGCCCGGGTGCTGCGCCCTCGGGGTGATGCCGGTTCCGATCAGCAGGCCGACGGCGCTTTCCACCAGCCTGGTTCCGACCGGGGTGTTGAGGGCGAAATGCTGCGCCCGGTCGCCGATCAGCGCGGCGCCGCTGTGGATGACGCCCGCCGTTGGCGCCGTCCGGGCATCGGCCCAACGCCGCCCGCCGCCGGAGGCGTCGAGGGCGCGAGCCGACGGCGCACGGCCGAACAGGCGATCAAGGAGGGAGAGGGCTGCGCCGCGCATTGCACTGCTTTCGGGGGGGGAGGTCTTGCCGGAACCAATTGGTCTCATAAAATAGCGACAATCGCAATATCTGGAACCGCAAAACTCGCTAAAATCACAATATTGGAATGCGAAATGGCGGAATTCTGCGGTTCGTCTATCGTGACTGGTGGCGACATATGTCGCGATTAAAGCGATTTTGTGTGACCGTTGGCTGTTCAGCGGCGCTTGCGGACCGCCGCGCCTGTCACGGCATAGCTTGCGCAAGCGCACAGATAGCGGGCTTCGGCGACTTCCATGATTTTCAGAAGCTGGCGAAGAAAGCCGGTCGTGGTCTCGATTCGCTGCACCACGAATTGCCCCGCCCCGCCGCCAGCGACGCTGACGAACTCCACCAACTCGGGCTTGGTCTTGTAGAGCGACAGCCAGGCCATGCGCAGGTTTGCCGCATGCGGGTCGGCCAGCGCCGCCCATTCCGATGCATCGCGGGGCGGGGTGAACTCGCCGGGCTGATGCGTCCAGGGCTCAAAGTCCATGGCGGCAACGTCTTCGATCGACGCGCGGCCGTCATCGTCAAGCAAAGGGGCGCTCATGACAGGCGCCCCTTCCAGGCCAGGCGAAGGCGCCGCCGCCGCTGCCGCTTGGCCGCCGACGCGTCCCCGGTCGCCTTGGCGGCCAGGCTGCTCCGATCGGCCGGCGCCGTGTCCTGGTCGAGCTGGTCGAGCACGGCAATCAAGGCCTCGATCGCGTCGGCCACGGCATGGCGGAAGGTGGGGGGAACTTCGATGAATTCGCGGGCATGGCTCCGCCGTTCACGCAAATGCATGGTCATAGGGCACTCCGTGTGCTAGAAATGGATCAGCGTTCTAAAAATAGAGCGTAAATTTCATGTCGTCAATCTAAAATGAGAGCGTGGCTCTAATGAAGGCGGTTCAATGCAAAATGGCGCGCGTAGCGCTCAATTTGGGTATCCGGGAATTGGCCAAACTTGCTAAAGTTGCGCCAGCCACGGTTTCGCGCCTTGAGGCGGGGGAGGAGTTGAAGCCCCGGACGGTCGACGCCATCCGCGCTGCGCTCGAAGCCGCCGGAGTCGAGTTCATTCCGGAAAATGGTGGTGGACCAGGTGTGAGGCTTGCCAATAAATGAAGCGCACAATTTCTCCCAGTGATTTCGTATTTATATTTTCTCTCATTGTTTACTTGGGAGTTGTTGTAGTCTCTTTTAGCCATGGAAATTTATGCGGAAAAGACGAATCAGATGGACAATGCATTCGCGAATGGCTTGGCTTTTTTGTATCTCTAGGTGGAACTATCTGTATAGGTATAATTTCTTTCTTAGTCTACAAGATTGAGGGAAATCGGGATTTTATTGAACAGAAAAACGCCGAAAGAATCTATTACCAAAGTATAGGAAATAAGATTGTATTTATGAGTTCTCTGTCGCTGTATCTCGATGATTTGGTTAAAGGTAATAATTCTCCAAAAGTATTCAGTGAGAAGGCCAATGATATTTCGAAAGAATTACAAGAAATGAACAAAGTAATTGAGAATTCTACTTATAAATCAATAATTATCGACCCAGATCCAGATATCATGAAACTTTATGAGGTTGCGTCTGAATTTATCTATTTTTCTTCTATTTTAGAAGGGTGGACTCTTCTTGGAAATCAAGATAAAATCTTATTGAGACTTTGTGAGCTAGCAGAACAAATAAGAAATATGATAAAAGATATTCATTTTAAAGTAGATAAATTATCAAAATCGATGAAAATACTTGGTATTTATTCTTTTAAAAGTCCTTATCGTCGTTCTTAAATTTGGAATTATTGTAGTTTTACTATTGAATTGAGTATTTCTTTTCATTCTATTCATTGGGCCGATATTCGATAACAAGCATCACATGCCGCGCTGCCGTCCCGCAAACTCGCAAGGCTCCCCAATCTGGGGGGCTCGGCTGCGCAATTTTCCGCAGCCAATAATTTCAATAGGTTAGCTTCGCCCTCGGTTGGATTTGATGCCTCCTCAGTTTTGAGGACACATGGTCACGGCCCAACGCAAATTTGCGTCGTTTAAAATCAATAGGTTACCCCTGCGCAATTTTGCGCAGGGGGGCTCCCCAAATTTGGTGAGTTTAAAATCAATGGCTTAGGCTGCCGACTTTTCGGCATCCAACAATATCAATGGGTTAGGTCTCCTCAATTTTGAGGGGTTTAAAATCAAAGGCTTAGCCGCCAAGCCACCGGCTCTTGACCTTCATCCTTGCCGGCGCGGCGCTGGCAATCCCGATCGCCGCGTCGAGCCGATAGCCGCCGGCAAACAGTCCGTGCAGCGCCGCCGTGGCATAAACCCGGCAGTCCAGCGGCTCGTTGCGAACGCCCTTGTCTGCCAGCCACTCGATGCGGGCGACGCCCTTCACATATTTGCGGATCGGCCGTTCAGCCGTCAGGCCGCGATACCAATCAAGGTCGCGATCGTCGGGGAAGTGCAGGCAGCCGGGGCCGGGCTCGGTCTTGTGCAGGCGGGCATAGAGCGCCGTCTTCAACGTGTCGACGCCAACGATGGTCACCGCCGCCGGGGCGCCTGGCTTGGGCTTGGCCGGACGCTTCGGCCAGGGCGGCACGCCTGGCCCGCCGCGTCCCTTGATTGCCCAGACGCGGCGGTTGGCGCGGGCTTGGGCATAGCGCATCACTTCCGCCGTCCGATGGCCGCCCGAATCGATCGCCGCCGCCGCGACGGTCATCGCCTGGTCGGTGCCGGCCACCGCCCAGCGCTGGCCTAGCACGCGGTCGAGCGCGTCCCAGACCGCCGGTTCGGCGGGGTTGCCGTGCAGGACCGCATAGCCAAGGCTCCAGCTCTCTTCCAGCGGTCCCCAGGCGACCAGCTCGACTTCCAGCCTGTCGTCTTGCGTGTCGATGCCGGCGGTAATCGCCAGCGCGCCGGCCGGCAGCCCGTCGCCCCAATCTTCGGCGCGGCCCTGCAGCTCGTCGGCCAGAACCGGCGCCGTGGCGCGGTCCTCGAAGGGCTCGCCAAGGCGGGTGTTCACCCAGGTTTGCAGGCGCGGCGGATCGTCCTTGACGATCAGGAAATCGCGCGCCATCTCGCCCCAGGTCTCGAAGGGCGAATAGAGGCCCGGCAGGTGAAAGCCGGCGGTGCGGCCGTCGCCCGGCGCCGTGGCGTGCCATTCGCCGCCCGCCAGCATGGCCGGCTTGTGGCGTTCCTCGGCGATGCCGCCGCAGCTGGCGCAAACAAAATGCGCGCTGTCCGGCTCGCCGTCCGGCCAGCGGATGCGCTCCCATGTGATCGGCTGCATCTCGCCGCATTGCGGGCAGGGCACCAGGAATTTGCGCTGGTCGCTCCGCTGATAGGCGCCGTCGAGCACAGGTAGATTTTCCGCCGGCCGCGAAAGGTCGCCGTGCGGCGAACAGCCAGGTCGACCGGATCGCCTTCGCCGTCGGCGTCGGTCGGGAAGCCGTCCACTTCGTCGAGGAACAGATAGCGCGCCGGGATGGAGCGCAGGCCGGTCGGCGCGTTGGCGCCGGTCATCACCAGGTTGCCGCCTTGGAATTCCTTGTGGGCGATGGTGTTGCCGGCGTCGCGGCTCTTGGCCGGCACCACCAGGCCGGCCAAGGCGGGCGTTCCTTCGAACAGCGGATCAATGCGGGTGCGGCTGTTGCGCCTGATCATGTCGATCGACGGCATGACCAGCAGCATTGTTCCCGGCGCATGGGCGACCACATAGCCAATCCAGTTCAGGCCGGCCTCGGTCTTGCCGATCTGCGCGCCGGCCATGAACACGACGCGCTCGCAAGTCGAGGTCGACGAAAGGGCATCCATGATGCCGGCCAGATAGGGCACGCGGGCGGTGCGCCAGGGTCCCGGCTCGGCAGAGGCGGCCGGCAACCGCCGGTGCCGGTCGGCCCATTCCGAGACGGTCATCTGCAGTTCGGGCGCCAGGCCGCGACGCCATGCAAGATCGACCAGGGCGCGGGCGTCGTCAGCCATTGGCGAAGTCCTCCAGCGGCCGGGCGGCAAGGGCCGCGAGCTGGTCACGCACCAGCCGGTCAAGGATGGCGAAGGCCGCGCCGGGATCGACGCCAAGGCTGCCGGCCAGTTCGGCCGATGCCCGGCTCGTCCAGCCTATCCAGGCGTCCCGCTCGCCGCGTGCCCGGTCGAACATCGCCCGGCCGACGGCGTGCCGGTCGACCAGCTCGCCGCGTTCCCGGTCAAGGGCGAGGCGGGCGCGTTCGGCCCGGATGGCGTCGAATTCGGCGCGGGGCGAGGCGAAGGGCCGCCGATCGCCGGCCGGTGTCGCCCGCTGCCGGTTGGCGTCGACGTTGGCGCGATACCAGCGTTCGGCCTTCACGACGTTGATGCGGCCGGACGGTTCTTCCGGCATCCCCAGGGCGATCAGCTGGGTAATCCGCCCGGCGGACAGTCCCAGATGCTCGGCAAAACCCTTCTTCGACAGCGTTTCCGGCTGTCCCGTCGGGGCGTCCAGCCCGGAAAATAATTCCATATCCATCGCCTAACCCTTTGCCAAATTTACCTAAACCCCGATTTCTGCCTAGCTAAATCGAGCAGTTCCCCGTACCCGCCTCGGTTTGGGACGGGAAGGACCCAAAAGGCGAGGCCTCCTCCGGGACAAGGGGGAACCCCCCTTTAGGGGGGGGATTCCCCTTGTCCCGTGGTCCTCGGGACACCTTGGACAAAGCGGGACATGTCCCGCCTTGTCCCGCTCATGTGTTCCGCTTCGCGATCCATACCAAATCTCCATCAATGCCAATGATCCCAAGCACTTGCAGGCGTTCCAGTATGCGTTGGAACGCCTTGCGTCGTGCGCTTTGGCTTGCCTCCTCGTCGCAGATGCCAAGGCGATAGGCATGCTTGCGCCACTCCCAAAGCGGGACGGACGGGACATCCGGGGGCGCCCGCCTTGTCCCGCCTAGTTGTCCCGCTTCGGCCAACGCCTCCTGCAGCGCCCGAAGGCCAATGGTCTGAACATCGGTAAGCCTCGGTCCGCTTGCCTTGGTCGCGCCTTCGTTCGCATCCGCAGGGCAGACGACGCACGACGAGATTTCCTCGCCGTCCTCGTCCACGCCGAGAACCGATTTCGAAAGCCGATACCGAAGCGCGTCCAGGTCGCCGCCGTCCTTGACCTTGGCAAAGCCGGCTTCGCACAAGCCGGTGTCGTGCTTGGTCACCTCGATCGCCGTATCAACGGCGCCGAGGAGAGCATTGGAACCGCGCATGCCGCGATCCCGGTCCTTGCCACTGTGATGCACCACCAGCACATGCGCGCCGGTCTCTCGCTGCAGCCTTTCGGCCCGCTGCACCACAACGTTGATATCGCGCGCCTTGTCCTCGTCGCCGCTGCCGATCATGCGGGACAGCGTGTCAAGAACGATAAGGCGAACGGGCGTTTCCATGAGGCTTGCATGAACCTTCACGTCGTCAATCAAAGCATTGGCGCCCGCATCATCGTCGAACAGATTGACACTGGTTGGCACCATGACGAAGGGCACGCGGGGTGCGCCGTCGTTTTCCTGCCGCCATGCCTTGATGCGCTGACGCAGGCCGGAACTGCCTTCGCCCGTGACATAGACCACGCCGCCGGCCGTCACGCGCTTGCCAAACCAGGGCCGCCCATGGGCGACGCAAAGGGCAAGGTCGAGAGCGAGGAAGGTCTTGGACGTGCCGGGGCCGCCGAAGACGCAGGACAGGCCGCCGTTGATCAGGGCGCCCTTCACCAGCCACGACAAAGGCGCGTCCGCGTCCTCGTCGCCATAGCGAACGAAGGGCAGGCGCGTCTTGACGCTCGGTCGCCAGTGCGGCGCGGTGTCCGACAGCAGGTGCAGCGCTTCGGACCTGTTGCCCTGGTTCAGCCAATCGGAAACGTCGCCCTTGCGGGGCAGGTCCGGCAGATTGAGGATGCGGATATCGACGGCCTTGCCGACCAGCGACCGGGCAACCGCCTCGGCATGCTCTTGGCCGGCATCGTCATTGTCGGGAATGATCACGACAGAGGCTTGCCGGAAGAATTCGGCAAAGTCGGCCCGCCACTTGCCAGCGCCGCCCGCGTTACAGGTCGCCGTGATGCCCAGATCGCGCAAGCGATCGACATCCTTTTCGCCTTCGACGATGTAGACCGGCTTGCCCGCGTCCAGGGCCTCGATCAGCTCAGGCAGACGATAGGGCACCTGGCGCACGCCCTTGACCTTCCAGTCATAGCCGCCGTGTCCATCCGGCCGGCGCTGCCGGAAGTCCTTCGGCTCGTAGCGCACCACCTCGAAAAGCAGTTCGCCCGCCTCGTCGAGATAGGGATAGCGTGCCAGTTCCCGCCGGCTTCCTGCCGGCTCGACAAAGCCTTTGCCTGCCAGCCAATCGAGCGCCGCTCGCTTGTCGCTGTGGTTCCGCAGCATGACAAGGTCCAAGGTGCCGCCGCCAATCTTGGCTTCATGATCGAAGAACGTTCCCTTGTTGTCGCCTTCGAACATAACGCTAAGGCTGCCATTCGTGCCAAAGCGCAGCTCGCCCGGCTTGGACAGCTTCCGATTAGGTTCGCCGCACAGGGCGAGGGCTACGTCTTTGATCACGTCGGCGAAGTCGGTCATGCCGCACCGCCGATCATGGCCGCAACGGCGCGCACGCGGTCGGCCAGCTCCTCGCGCCGGATCATCTGCCGTTCGGCCGTCTCGCCAAAGCGAGTGCCAAGCCGCTCGACCGCGCGAGCAATCGAGTTAAGCTCGCTTTCCAGCGAGGCGGGGGAGGGGCTTGCCAAGGGGCGGGTTTTGCCTGCGGCGTCAGCCTGCGAGACAGGCAAAAACCCGTTAGACAAAACGCTAGAAAACCCTTGATTTTCAATGGTCCGGAAAGGCGGCTGGAGACAGTCCAAGCCCTTGCAGTTTCCGGCGATGAACTGTCCCTTCCGGGACGCC